CTTACAAACCGTGAAACAAATCTTTTAGGAACTTTTTTTAATCTCAAAAGTGAATTTACTTCTGATGACTGTGATTCAGTATTAGGATCTGGTCCGAAAGGGTTAGTATTTTGTATAGTTTCAAATACTGTTTCTTGAGCTAAGTAATCTACCTCAGTCCATTCATTCCCATCACTATCTGTTATGTCTAATATTCCTAAAGGTTGACTAGCTACAACGTTAGTTGTTAAAAATTGTTGAGGATCTCCAACTGATACAGTTGTGCTATTAATTGTAGCAGATACTGCTTCTACTGTCTTCTTAAGAAGAAATGATGTTGGATTACCTCCTGATACCTCATATATAGTTACTGTTGTAGGATCTAAAGAACTAGATTGGCTAAAATCAATTCTATTTTGAGTCAAGAAAGATACATTAGCAGTACCAGTAACTGTTGAGTTTTCTTGAATTATTAAAGCATAATTAAAATCAGGTACATATTCTCCCCCATCTAAAATTGCAGGTACAGTTTGGAAAACATCCAATTCAGTAGTAGCTGCGGATGAAACTGAAGGTTTATAACCAAACATATAAGCTAAATCATATAAATTATTGCTTTGTTTAGCATACTGAATAAAATTTTCTTGAATTTGATTATCAGTATAAAAAGCCATAACATCCCCCACATAAGAAGCCATCTCAATAAACATCATTCCTGGGGAAGCAGCACTAAAGTCTGTAAAAGTGTTAGGAAAATATGTTTTTGAAAAGTTAATAAGATTCGACCTCATCTCAGTGAAGTTCCTGTTGATATATTCAACGTTTCTATTAACTTTTTTACTTGTATTTGGAGATAAGGACATTATAGGGGCATATTAAATTCTACAAACTCATTTAAACTAGAGAAAACTGAGTAAAATATTTGGATTGTAACTGAATAATAATCTTCATCAGCTATAATTTTTATCTCTTTTAATTCAATCACAGAAAATACTAAATTAATATCTTCTTCTATACTTTTTTTAAGAATTTCAAGTGCAGAAGGATCATTTTGTTCAAAAAGAAAGGCTTGAACATTACTACCAAAAGAGGGATTAAAAACTCGTTCTCCTTTACTTGTTAAAAAATAATTAATAAGATTATACTTTACTTGTTCGGCTGTAGTATAATTAATATTAAAAATAGAATCAGAACCTGAGGTAGCAGTTGATTGGAAAGGTACAGACAACCCAATACCCACAGTGGGGTATTGATCAAACGCCGGTATATTTCCAACTTTAATTGCCATTTCTTATTTTTTCATCAATCCCATTATTTGATCCATCCCTAATTCCCCAGAAGGTAAATCCCCACCAGGCATTGCACCTTGGGGATTAAATCTAGGTTTAACATCTGCTGATGTAAATGAAGCTGCTGTTTCACCTAAGATACTAGCGTATTGTGCTCTTTTATCTTCATTTACGGGTGTTGGTTGGGTAACTTTAGGAGAAGATTCCATTACTGTTTGTTTAGGGGCTTTTACAGCTTCCAATAAAATTTCTCTTAATTCTTCCTGTATGGCCTCTTTAACGGCCTCTTTAATTAAAGATTTTAATACTTGCGATTTCATTGTTTATAAATATTTACTTAATAAGCTTTTAAATTATCTCTGTCAATAACGAATTTTAATTCATTAATCATTATTTGTTCTACTTGGGTAAATGAAAGTTCGGTTTGGATTAACACTATCCCATCTTGATTCTTTCCAAGAGCCCTTATCCTATCTACTGTAGGTGAATAAGGAACTTTTTCAATTTCTAAAATAAACCCTTGATAAGTTGATAAATTAGGTGATTCCTCAGCCTGCTGCTCAACTTGAGCAATTTCAACCAACTCAGGAGAAGGCTGTGGTAAAGTTATAGTATTAGGAGGACTACAAGTTTGAATTTTATCGTCTAATGATTCTAACTTTTTAATAAAATCATTTACATAAAATGACATTAAAGCTACTGGAACTGAGAATCCATCAATAGCAAATTTAGTAGGGGCAATTTTAGAATTCCCAAATTTATCAAATGTTTTATTAGTAATTAAATCATCTAAATCACTTAAACTAGATACTACCGCCCCAGGTATAGCAGGAACAAATTTAGAACCTAATGAGATACCTGTTTTAGCTATTTTTAATGCTATTATTAGTTTTATTAAAGTATCAATCCCAAATTTAGCTAAACCTAATGTTATTTTAAATCCTTTTAATATGTTAGATATAGTATTAGCTTGACCTAACACATTGTTTCTAACAGAAATTACATTAGCTATTTCTTTAGGAGTAGGACATTCTTTATCAAATTTTATTAACTGCTTTTCTAAGCTAGGGATAATTCGATCGGCGAATATCATAGCTTGTTTGGTTATTAACCCTATAATCAAGTATATCCCGCTTTGTTTAAGCGCACCAACCGTAGAGTTATTAATAATATTTTCTTCGATCTTAGCCATTAGATAGTTTTACTTACTTTAGATTTAGTTTTAGTTTCTAAATCGGCTTTAACTTTAATTAAGGTAGTGATTAACGGAGTAGTAGAAGCTACCATAGTTGTTAAATAAGGGGATGGATTTTTATTAAATTGACCCATCCACTTTTGTAATTCCCCAACTAATTCAGATAAAAGTTCTATAGTTATATCTCCCTTTAATAGGGGTTCTGTTGCCTCTTTATCACCTAATAATATATTAGGAGAATTTACCACAAAAGAATATTCACTATCTACATTAACTGAATATTGGGAATTTAAATTTATAGATTTAGCAGCACTTAGTAATATACTATCTTCTTTAGCATTTAAAACTAGCCTACCCGAATTAATCAAAACTTGAGGAGAAGAATATTCAGGAACTAATTCGGGAGCTAATGAACTAGTGTATGAATCATAATTAAAAATGTTAGGTTCTAGATTAACCTGTTGGGTAGAGGTTAAATATAAAGACCCACTATCTTCATTCACATCTTCATTTACTGTAGTCCATCCCTCATCTGTTCGAGGGCCTTGCCCATTTCTAATTTTAGTAATAGGATCCTTACCTTCGAACCCCGCTAACCTTATTGAATTGCCAAATCTTCCTTCTAGAATATAATCTCCTATATAAGGTTGAAGAGGATTTATATTTAATTGTTCTACAAATCCTTCCCCTAAATCAATCTCAGTCCCACTATCTGTAACTTGCCTTACACTTCCTGCAGCAGTTTGAACATAATCTTTTTGTTGTGATGGTGCTAATTCCGAAAATCCTGGTATTGCGTTATGGTGTTGGCTCCCCCAAACATTAGTAGGGGGTAAGTAGTATAATCTATTAGAAGTAGGATTACTTTCTAACCCCGTAGAAGGTAAAGATAGTACAACAACAACTTCGTTTAATAAAGGATATTGCTTAATATTAGGAAACAAGGGATAAGCAATAGATACTGAGTTTGTAGTGGTAGGTTGGAGAACATCTTCAATAAAGATAGCCCCAATTGAAGCCCATTCTCCAAAATTTTCAAATTCGGGATGAGATTCATTTAAAATAATATCTTTAACTCTGCTAGAAAATATATTTTTATTTCCTTTAGGTTTAGTAGGTTTATCATTTCCACTTAAAACCCCCTGGGAGAGTCCCGCTATGCCATATTGAAAATTGGGCATTACTTTTTATCGTCCTTGAATTTTTTTACCTCTTCTAATAACTGATATTTCTCATCCTCGGTCATTCCAAAATTACCATCATCTTGTCCTTCATTATTTACGGCACGTTGGATGATAGTAGCCATTTTGATGAGTTGCTCATCATTCTTAACAGATATTTCAAGGTATTCTTTAAGTAAAGGGACTACTAGAGTAGCATCCCCAATATCTTGAATTAAAGGTTTTAGCTCTGATATAAGAGTAGAAATTTGTTCTTCCTTTTTCTTTTGGTTTAGATAAATCTCTTCCAATATATCGGAAAATTTTTTCTTACCAAATATTTTTTTATCGAGCTGTCCCATATTTATTCTTTATTTATAAATATGGTTCCTCCTTGAAATTAGTATAACCATTGTTTTTATAGAAGAGATAATGTTCTTTATAAATTTTACCTAATCTGTCGGCTATTTTAGTAATTTGGGGGGTTTTGACCTCTACCATCTCTCTTATGTAGATGTAAAGTGCTTTTTTATTAAAAATATCTAAAGAATCTCTTTGCTCAAATATAGATAAAATAGCATCTGCAATCTTAGCATCCCTAAGTTTTGGAAATAATTCGGAAAGATTATCTTGACAATAAGTAACGTAAGCGTCCATAAAAAGTGAATCATTATCTTTTTCCATAGGGTCATAATCCATATCATATGAATAGTTTAAATTATGGTATAATTCTTCAACGGGGGCTTTATCAACTCTTTTCTTATAATTTTTAGTATTTTGTATAATTAAATACCGTTTAGCAATCGTACCAAAGTATGAAAATGCTTTTGCTCCCCGTGTAGGATCAAATAAATGAATTTTACTCAATAAAAATGTTATCACCTCGTGTTGGAGATGTTCAATCTCATTTACCTCGGTATAATAAAATTTAAAAGTATGAATTATATTCTCGGTGAGTTTAAAAAACCCGTAATGAATATCTTTACGATAAATTTCACTCCTTTCTTCGGGATCAGAAGAGCCATTGTATCTAACAATAGCGTCTTCTGTTTCCTGAGTAAAATATTGGTTTTTTGTCTTTTTCTTCCTCTTTCTAGGGGGTAATGTGCTCATAATTTATCTATCCTGAAATTAGATAGAATTTTCTGGAGTTCTTTGATTTGCTCATACATAAAACCGATTTCATCATCGCTTTTAAATATTCCTTTCTCATCAATTTTCTTCATTTTTTCATCTGAAAATTCTATTATTCTACTAAATTGATCAAGATATGTTATATACCCTGTCAATATGTCTTCCTGCTTTTCGTTTTTACGTAAAAGATTAATGGTAGTAAACCCTAAGGCTACAACCATTACACCTAATACACTAATTACTACTGTTTCTATCATAGCTTATCAAATAAATCTTTAAGACCTTTACTTTCAAGTTGAGAAAGTGCTTTATCTTTTGTGGATTTCTTAGCTTCTTTCGTCAATGTAAAATTTTCTGCCTGGGTAGGCACGGAATTTTTAAACTTAGGCAACCACTCACGTTCAAATTCAATCCTAGCTGCCATCATATCGGCTTGATGAAGGATAAATGGTAATGAAGTACGTGGTTTTTGTTCTGGCATAAATGCTTTAAGGTACTTGTTATTAGCCTCATCATATAGCCCATCATGAGTTTGGATTGCTAACATTTCATTAAAACTATATCGAATACCATGTGATTGTAGCATAAATAAACCTCGATCAGGAACTGAAGCAAATGGAACTTGTTTATTAAACATATAATCTTCTCCTAACTTATCTTTCCTCCACTTATCAGTTTGAGGAATATAAGATTCGTGTTCCTCATTCCCCATCTTACCTAAGTCATGGTTAATAGCAGAAAATACTAATTCTTCCACAGTAAAAGTAGTCATATCTGCTCCTTCTTCATCCCATAATTTACATTGCTTGATAGCACATCTAACTACTCTATTAACATGTTCAACA